TATTTGGGTAGACTTTCTATAGTCTATGAACTTAAAGGTAAAGCTAGAGTTATTGGTATAACAGATCAATGAACTCAATGATTATTAAAACCATTGCATGACCTCATTTCTGATATTTTATCTCAGATTCCTGAGGATGGAACTAAGGACCAACTTAAACCTGTTAAGGTTATGTTGGAACTACATAAGAATTCTAATGAATTTAATTCATTAGATCTTTCAAATGCAACAGATAGATTACCTGTTGAATTTCAAAAAGACATTCTTAATTCACTAGGTTTACCTGGTGATTTATGAAAGTCTATCTTGAGTAGGCCTTATTCATACGACGGGACTGATTATATTTATTCAGTTGGTCAACCAATGGGGGCTTATAGTTCTTTTGTTATGTTAGCTTTAGCAAATCATGTTTTAGTATTATCTTCATTAGAGAAGTATAATAGTGGAACAGGCCAATACGCGGTATTAGGTGATGATGTTTGTATTCATAGTAATACAGCAGCTGTTAGATATACTAATTTCCTAATTGATCTTGGTGTTGAAGTAAATCCCGTTAAAGGGTTTTATGGTAATCTAATTGAGTTCGCTAAGAATTGATTTCATTCTAGCGGAGTTAATTTATCTCCACTGGGTACGAAAGTACTCTTGAGAACTAGTAGAAAACCAGTTTACTTCACCGCACTTTTAATGGATTTCTTCCAAAAAGATTTTCATTCAATTTTGAAACCGGTGTTACAACAGTATAATCAAGTTCTACACTTTATTCTTAATAAGGATTATGATAATCCAGAAATTAAGGTAAATAAAGTATTGAAATGGTTATTTAGTAGCCTAGGTCCTCAAAGTGGTTTCCATTCAGTCTATTTACAAAATGTAGATTTAGAATCTATCAAAACTTGTTATTTAGACTTATTGAAAGCCCTTGAGTTACCCGTTGAATCTGTTTCACTTTATTATATTAATAAAGTTTCAAAGAATTCATGAGTAAGACCATATCACATTCACAATGTGATGAAAGATTTTGTTTTTAATATAAAGTTTATTTTTAAACCTTCTGTTTTATCAAAAGGTAATCCTTTATTTAAAAAGAAAATTATCTCTCATGGTTACTTGGCCGCTGTTGCCACGGCTGCTGCAGCTCCTTTATTAATAATACTTTTGATCAAAAGATCAGTTTTAAGCATTTTTGCTCTTATTGTTGCTCTACTTAGTTCTTGATGAACTATCCTAGTTGGGGGGGATGCCTTAATGACCTCTACCATTTCCAAAACAAAATCAATATTCTCTTATTTATATAAGAGATATGATATGTTTATGTGAAATTGGAAGATGGTTAATGAAGGTATCTATCCTCCTTCACCATTAAGTACACCTAAATTAAAATTGTTTGGAAATCCAAGACAATTAAAAAGAATTTATGTTGTATTTAATTGGATAACTTCTGTTAATGCAAGTATCCCTATCCAACTCCTTTGTAATAAGGTTGTTAAAAGAGATCCCGATTCTTTACCAGCAGTTTTAACTACTGAAAAGCTATTGGCTTCTCTTTTACCTGAGTATAATAAATATTATTCTCTCAACAAAATTAAGCAAAGAATTGAAAAAGGAAAAATGCAGTCTAACAAGAAGACTAGAAGGTTTAAAAAGAAAACTAAGTAAGTTATATCTGAGTTAATCAGTTTACAATGTTGAGTTTTGATACTTAACAACGCGATTAATGTATTCAGTAGGATATTTCATTAAGTTATAAATTTAACTCTCATGTTTTCTTTCCAATTTCCCTTTGTATGTAAACTTCTTTATAAATTAAGAACCTATAAACAAAATCTCCCCTTATACTTGGTATAAGAGTCTTATTTGAAATATAAGTACCTAAGTGAATTAACACTTATTTAACAGATTTTAATCTGTGTAAATATAGAGTAGAAATCACTCTTTAATCCATAAAGGAGTATATATTTAAAGCATACAATGTATACTTCGGGAGACTGGCATAAGAGCTGAGATGCCCCCTGTGCTATTATAATAACACGCTGGAAGCAGTAGTTATTGATAACCAAATGGTTAGGTCCCATGAGAAACCTAATCGGTTCTGAAATTATGATTTAATACTTATTAATAGTAAAGAAACTGTTACTCCTTTCAGCAAAAG